AGTGGTTACGACCCATTGGCGTACCAATAAACAACGCCTCACCTTTCAAGTCAGACAAAGCAGGACGTAGAATCAACTCCCACACTTCTGGCTTAAAGTCAGCAAACTCGTCTAGCACAACGTAGCTCAGACTAACACCACGCATAGTCTCTGGTCTGTCTGAACCCTTTAACGAGATGGTAGCGCCGTTAATGAGCTTTAGCGTTAGATTGTTAACGTGGCTGTGGGCTATAACACCCTGCCCCAACTCTAACAGCATATCCCAGATAACATCTCTAGCTTGTCCTTGCGTAGGCGCAACGTAAAAGACTTTACCGTTCTTAGACGATAAAGCCCTAACAAGCAGTAATGACGCAGCTAATCTGGTCTTACCAGTTCGTCTACCTGCTGCTACAACCTTAAAGCGAGACTTGTCTGTCCACACCGTCTGTTGCCACGGTAGCAGGTTTATTTGTAGGTCTTGCGTTGCAGGCATTTAGTATGTCCACACTACTTGCGGCAACGACCTTGTATCAACGTGTATAAAACCTTTAGCAACACCAATACCGTTAAAGCCTAACTCTATGGCATTGCGTATAATCGTTGCTCTTTCAACACCGTTACTTACTGCTATGTCAGCAGCTATACCTGTTGTATGTACACCACCTTTACTCTTACGAGCTTCAGCAGGGTGTGTAACGTCTCTATAGCCGCTAGTGATGGTAAACGGAAAAGCACAAGCCTCACGTAGCTCGTCTAACCTATGTATAAACTCAGGCTCTATCTTGTTCTCGCCAGTGTGCTTACAGGCAAACTCGTCTAACGTAAAGTATTTAAACGTCATCTTCTACTTCTCCGTCAATAGTCTCACCAATCGTTATTGGGTTATCTGAATCTATGCCGTTGATAGTGATGCTTACAGCAGCTCTACCGTTACTTAGCTTATCCTTCTCAAAGTAGGACAATGGCATAATTCTATCAACAATCAACTTCCAAGCAGCAGATTGGTTCTTGTGGTCATCGTCTAACGCAGCATTAAAGATTGAGTCCATTACTTCGCGACTCTTAGGACTAGCTAACATCCTAGCTTTGTACTCTTCAATCGCTGAAGCGTCACCTTTGGGACGACCTACTTTACCTCTGTTACCTTTTTTTAACGAGTTAACTTTACTTTTCTTAGGTCTACCGCGCTTAGGCTTCTCAATATTGGCTACGTCAGTGTCTATATCACTCATTAAACAATATCCTTTAAATGCTTAGTCGCTCTATCAACTAAATAGATTAAAGAGATAACTGCTGCTGTAGCCAAAAGAAAAACAATAAATAACAACATATGTTTTGTCCTCTTTAGGAACATAATAAAAGTACAATAGAAAGCAACGGCAGTTGGCTCTATAGAGTGTACTCGTAATCAGGGTTGTTTTATACCATACTTTTTAGCAAATGTCAAGCATTATTTACAGTAATGTCTATATAGTTGACGGTGCGGATTTATCATTATTAAATAGTCTCCGCAGCCGCCGTTGTTTCCTCAATTAATACAGCAACATAGCACAGGGTTGACTATGCAGCCTTTCTTGCTATTTTATTAGTTAAATTGCACTATTTTGTGTCTAGGTGGCAACCGTCACAATAATTCCTGCAGCGATATGCACCCCCGCCTCTAAAAACAACCCCGCCTAAGTTGGCACGATTCTTGCATCAGAGCTGCGCAGTCAGACTTGGCACGATTCTTGCATGGCAGTCAGCACCGACAGACTTGGCACGATTGTTGCATAGACAGGGTTGGCACGATTGTTGCATCAATGCCTCAGCCTAGATAATAAAGTCATTGCTTTACTATGTTGGCAGGGTTGCCAAGTGTGTGAGGCTGTGCGCGTGCCTATATAGACAACCAAGACAACCAAGGCAACCAAGACATTGGCACGATGATTGCATAGGCTAAACAGTGACAAGCAAGGTCTGTGCCAACTGTACAGATAGCCCTAGCAGCTTCACAGAGGCTGTCTAAGCAACGCTAGCAGCACCCTATAAGATTGGGTTGGGTATGGTGCTAACGTGGCGTCAGCGCGAAAAACGATCAAAAGCCACAATTAGAGCTGCAAAAGAACGTGCATATAAGGAAGTAATACAATAGGTAAATTAGTTGATAAATAGTTTGACAAGGGTGAATCGTTGTAGGATTATAATACCCAACAGCAACCAACAAGGAGAAACACAGCATGACTAGATACGAAACACAGACTTGGAAGCAACTAGAAGCAGCACAGAACTCGCCAGAGAATCAGAGCCGTGACATACTCACCATCACTGCGATGATGTCAGACGAGCAGTTCGAGGCACACGCAGCACGCTACATACCTACTACAAAAGTAGAAGCAAACTGGGCAGCTGCTGAGCTTGTTAGACTGCTCAAGCTAGGCCGCTCAGTTGACAGCGTAAGAGTCAGCAACTTAATGCAGATTATTGAAGACCAAAACCCTAACCACTAAGGAGCAACACCTATGGGCTTTTATCTACTACTACCACTGGCAATCATCGGCAACGCTTTAATCTTTCACGGCGTTGTCGGTTTCCTGATAGCAACACGCACGCACACAACATCACTACGCACCAAGCGTAGCGACAGAGCATACAAAACTTGCATGACAGGCGCTTTGCTTGTAGTGTTCGCAACATCACTCACTTTTATTACATGGAGCTAGACCAATGAAACAGACAATTAACTTCTACGACTTCCAAAAAGCATTCCAAGACCTACGACCTAACAGCTTCACTTATGACGGCCTGCGAGCCTTGTTCGAGTATTTAGAAGAGCTAGAAGACAGCACAGGCATTGAAGAAGAGCTAGACGTTATCGACCTGTGCGGCGCTTATAACGAGTATGAAAGCGTCGAAGATTATCACAGAGAGTATAGCACTGAGCATGACATCGAAGACCATTTAGTAACTACGAGCGACAGCGGCTCACTAATAACTCACGTACACTGAGGAGCAAGACTAATGACAAACCAAGACATGATAGACTTTTGCAAGGGTACGTTAATACCTGACCTTAACGAGGCAGGCTTAGAATCAACGGCTGCTGATATGCGGCGTTTGGTAGAAATAGCGGAGACAAGGACAATGCACGCAACAGTTACAATTAGAAGTATATACGGACAAGATCGAGTATACCCAGAGAACGACGTAGCCATGTCACTGGCGGCTCTGTTAGGCTCTAAAACGTTCACACGAGAGCAGATTGCCAAAGCTAAAGAGCTAGGCTTCACGTTCGAGATTAAAGCACCGGAGGTGACGCTATAATGTTCTTTCCATCAGCAGGACTAGCACGCACCACAGACAGCGCTTTTAAAGTACAGCAAGCACAGGAGCTGAAGAAGCTGCTTAAACGATCACAGCCTTACGGTAAAGGGACACAGCGCGACATTGACAGGCTCGTTGAAATCCTTGGCCCATTTGGTGAGGGTTTGTACAAGCTAGCACTGGAGAACGCGCCTCGTGAATAACTCAATAACCGTTACACAAGCGCTGACGCTTGCTGTGTTAGCACCTAAACACTTTAAGACGTTAATGGAGAAGATGACCATGCCAATATTTGACCAGATAGAATACGCAATACAGGAGGCGCATTGGTGCGCTGACCACTATGACGAAAAGCAAGTTATAATTAAAGTAGGTGACAAGTTCGGAGTAAAGCCCTATAGTGACCTAATCAATGCAGACATAATACTGGAGATTGTGACCAATGCTTAATCACTTACTAGATCCACCTGATGACCTGATGCTGTCCGACCACGAGGTAGGCGTGCTTGAAGAAGCCACTAGAGACGAAGCGGCACACAGATTGTGTAATAATTCTCAGTTACTTTGGGAAGCTCTTGGCCCTGACGCACTGCCTAGAGACGAACGACTAGCAGTAGACCTAGAGCGTGAGATAGCCTTCTGTATTGTCCATGATCGCTACGAGAAGCTCGGTAGGATGCTTGCAGGGCAGGCAATGTCCTACGCCTACCGCTTGGCTGAGGGTGAGATTAACGATGACTGGGCTGCTTACATTAGATTGACTGAGGAAGAAGAGCAATAGCAGCAGCTGCTCGGTAGGGACTTCACCTGCTCGGTAGGGACTTCACCTGCTCGGTAGGGACTTCACCGGCGGCGCTGACAATCGGAGCATATCATAGATTCAACAAACTGTAAAGAGGTTTTTATTATGAACGAAGCATATAAATTAGCTAGAAAAGACAGCCCACAAACGAGCAAAGACGCAGCGGAGAAGATTGCGCCAAAACTTCCAAAACTGAGAGAGCTTGTTTTGTCTATTATAAAAGAAGCAGGAGAAGAAGGAATCACAGTTAGAGAGATGACAGACGCTCGCCCGCAGTTTCCTTACAGCTCGTTAGCAGTCAGACCTCAAGAGTTATTGAAAAGAAGCCTTGTATTTTACAAAGGAGACACTCGAAACGGCGCTAGAGTAATTAGGGCTATTGAGTACAAGGAAGACGAAGAAGCGCAGACAGTTGAGCAGATGGAGCTAGAGCTATGAGTTGGCGACTGACGAGCGTACTACGTAACGGCTTCGGGCTTGACCTGTCGCTGTTGCCTCACGAGGACTTGCTGTGCGAGACAGAGGACGGCGAGGAGGTAATAGTGACAGTATCCGGCTTTGAGCTACTGCTTCCGCTTATATCCATTCAATTAATAGAGGTTGTCCAATATGAGTGATATTGTTGAAACTAGATTGCCCTGTGAAGATTGCGGCAGCTCTGACGGCAAGATAAAGAACGAAAACGGCTCTGGTTTCTGTTTTGTGTGCGATAAATACACACCACCGCCCAGAGACGGCACAGAAATAGCCGTGAGAGTGCCAGAGAAGCCGCTGACAGGCTCTGAAGGCTTCGATGCTACCCTTGCCCTACTTGCTACACAAAACTTCGTAGGCGTCCCTGAGCGAGGTCTGAGCGCTGCTACGCTGAAGAGCTATGGCGTTGTCATCAAGAGTGGGCAGGTTGTATATCCGTATTTTGAGCCTACGGAGCCGACATCGCCAGTGGCAGCTAAAGTGCGCTACCCTGACAAGCGTTTTCAGACTAGCGGCGAGTGGGCTAGTGGCGGCTTATTTGGGCAGCAGCTATTCTCTAAAGGCGGCAAGTATATAACTGTCACTGAGGGTGAATATGACGCGCTTGCGG